CGAAGAGTGAATAGTTATTCTTGGGAAGATATAGTAATCGACATGACAGATGAATCTATGCCACCGCTTGATAGAGGGTTATTAGTGGCAGGTTCTGCTCTGCTATCGTTTAAGCAAGCAATAGAAAAGAAAGGATATAAATTAAAGAGAATACTCATTGAGAAAAAGGAGGTGAAACCAACATGAAAGCACAAGAACTCCGCGATCGTCTTGCGGCTGTTAGGAACTTTGAAGTCCTGGTGAACGGGAGAAAGATAGAGGAGGTTATAATAGATATAGCCAATAGTACTGTGTACGTGGGGTCAGAAAGAATTGTGGAAGAACCAGTGAAAGAAGAGAAGAAAGAGAATCCTCTGGATGAAGTGTTCAAGGGATTTAACTTACCGAAAGATAAGAAGAAAGAAGGTGACAAGTAATGCCTATGGATATTAAGAAAGAGTTCGAAGCTATTCGAGCTATGTATAGCTCCCAAGCACAACAGAAGAGTTTCAATGCGCTGGTCTATGGAGACTTTGGAACTGGAAAGACAAACCTTATCCGCACCTGTCGTCTTCCGGTTCACATAGATTCCTTCGATCCTGGTGGGACAAAGACAGTTCGGGATGAAGTAAAGGGCGGAAGTATCCTCGCCGACACCAGATATGAAGTTGAAGATCCTATGAAACCTACCGCCTTTGAGCTGTGGGATAAGGAATATAGTCGACGCAAGCGAGATGGCTACTTCAATGCAATCGGAACTTATGTGATTGACAGCGCAACAACGTGGGCAAGTGCGGCTATGAATGTGATCCTTAAGAAAGCAGGTCGTCTTGGTGGGCCTCCATTCCAGCAGGACTATCTTCCTGCTATGAGCATGATAGAGAATGCTATCAAGGATATGGTCACGCTTCCTTGTGATGTGATCTTAACCGCACACCTGGACGTAGACAAGGATGAAGCATCTGGACGCATGTTCGTAGGTCCAATGTTCGTGGGAAAGCTGAAGCAGCGAATTCCTCTACTCTTCGACGAGCTCTATTGCGCGCAAGTAAAGAACACAGCAGCTGGTCCGGTCTATACACTCCTCACCAGAAGCGATGGAATCTTCAAAGCGCGTACTCGACTCGGGAAAGGTGGGATATTCGAGACGAATGAAAAACCAGATGTCAAAGCTCTGCTGAAGAAAGCAGGCTATGACACGGCGGATAAGGAATACTAAACAAGGAGGAAAGCGTGGATGAAGAAATGGTTCTCGGCTTAATCAAACAGTGTTACGAAACTATAGCGAAAGGAGGAGAGAAAACATCAATAGAGAATACGTTTGTGAAGATCACAGCGTATAGAGTGGGAGAAGTTATTAGGATAGATATAAAGGCTAAATAAATTTAACTATAAAGAAAGAAAAGGAGAAACAAATCATGAGCTTTATCTTAAATGAAGACACAGAGAATGCACCAGTATTCACAACCCTTCCGAACGGAACAGAAGTAGAACTTCGCATCCTTTCTGCTGAAATGAAGAACGCCAAGTCATCTGGCGCACCGATGCTGGCCATGAAGATGGACGTTCCTGCTGAACCATACGCGAAGGACATCTTCCACAACATCATGCTGCCTGCACAGGGTGACGATGATAAGAAGCGTGCGCAGAAACTCAACCGCTTGAAGGAATTCAAAGCTACCTTCGGCCTGCCTGCATCCGGCCCTATCGCATCCGAAGATATGGAAGGTGCTAGAGGTTGGGCGATCCTGCGGGAAGAAGAAGGCCTGAACGGAGAGATGCAGAATAGCATTCAGAAGTTCGTCGTTGGGGCATAGATTGTAGCTAACTATAGGTGCACAGGAGAAGATAGTGTTCTCCCATCGTAAGGTGACGGCTTACGGATAGTTAGTGAACGAACATAGGGGATGAAGCCTGTCCCCTATGTTCAAAATTTAAACAAAGGAAACAAACACAATGAGCAATCGAATGTCTAAGCGTGACTATTATCTAAGTATCGCAGCTGCTGTTTTGGAGAGGGGAACATGTCTCCGCCGAAATTATGGCGCTGTTATCGTAAAGGATGATCAGATTGTGGGAACTGGTTATACTGGCTCTCCTAGAGGAAGTCTGAACTGCTGTGATATGGGATCTTGCACTCGTGATCGTCTTAAGATAGCAGCAGGAGAACGATATGAACTTTGTGAAAGCGTTCATGCAGAACTGAACGCTATCATATCAGCAGGCCGTGAACGATGCATTGGCGCGACCATCTACGTTGTCGGAAAAGATATGAAAACAGGAGAACTTATCTCCACCCATCCCTGCCCCATGTGTTCCAGAGCTATCACGAATGCAGGGATTTCATTTGTAGTTATTCCAGAGAAATAAGGAGACTATATGGGCATGTATACTGAGTTTCATTTTAACTCTGAGTTAATTGAAAGTATATCTAATGATACTATACAAGTGCTTAGATATATGTTACATGAAATAGACAGTATATCAGAAATACCTACTCATTCTTTGTTTGATACTGATAGATGGCGTTTCATGCTTGTAACAGATAGCTATTATTTTGATGCTGATACACATAGCTCTCTTAGACACGATTATCTAGGTGGTTGGTATCTATGTATTAGATGTAACCTAAAAAATTATTGTTCTGAAATAGAGAAATTCATAGATTGGATTAAGCCATATCTATATAAGCAACCAGGAGATTTTCTAGGCTTCTATCGTTATGAAGAGACAGAAGAACCTACATTAATTTACATGAGTTAAAGGAGAAAAGAAAGTGTCTGATGAATACGTTAAGGTTCCTCGCCTCTCCGTTGAAGTATCAGATGAAACTGCTATCCGCTTCGCAAACGCTGTCCCTTGGGGACTCCGCAGTAAAGTACTTGCAATCATGGTAGATGACCTCCTCGAACTGATCGAGAGTGAAGGAGAGATAGTCATAACTGCATTGGTTAATAGAGTGATAAGAGCAGAACATATCATCAAGGGGATTTCAAGGAAGGGAGAATAGAAGATGGAACTCCAGGACATAAAGAAGAGTCTAAGCGAATTATCTGAGGAAGAACTTCGTGATCTCCTCGCAGGGATTCGCACAAGTCGAAGGACAGCAAAGCCCAGGACTTCACTTCGTAAGAGTGAACGTGCTTCTGCTAAGAGCGCGAAAGCGAAGAGTGAAGTGAGCATAGATGCACTCCTCGGTGCGTTGAGTCCTGAACAGCTTTTAAAACTAATGAGCGAAATGGGAGGGAAATAAACGTGATCTGCATGAAGGAAATAAACACAACTGATATAATCTTCGGAGAACGTTTTCGTGAGGACTATGGTGACATCGCTGGGCTTATTGAGTCTATAAAGAAAGAAGGGATCATCCAACCTCTGGCCGTTCGAGATAATGAAGATGGCTCTTATACCCTACTCGCTGGAGGCCGAAGGTACACTGCGGTAACAAAGGCTGGTATCGAAACCGTCCCTGTGCGTTGCTATCCTTCGACCCTGAGCGAGTTGGAAATGAGGTCGATCGAACTCATGGAGAACCTATGCCGGAAGGAACTGGATTGGCTGGAAGCTGCGAAGCTGAAGAAGCAGATACATGAACTCCAGATTGCTATCCATGGAGCGAAAACATCTACCTCCCCTGACGCTACTGGTTTCTCCAAACGGGACACTGCTGAGCTTATAGGCGTATCTCCTGCAACGCTCGTTCAAGATATGAAACTTGCAGACGCAGCAGCTATCTTCCCTGAACTTGCTAAAGCGAAGAATAAGAATGAAGCAAATAAGATGCTTCAGAAACTCCAGGAGAATATCGTCCGAGGAGAACTCGCTCGTCGTGTGGAGGAGCGTGCTGCCACAACTCCTATTGAACGCACCCACTCAAACCTCATCAACCAGTTCATTGTAGGGGATTTCTTTACTGGTGTGAAGGATGTTCCTAATAATTCTATCGACTTCATAGAACTCGATCCTCCTTATGCGATCGACCTGAACAACCAGAAGCGTGATCTTGACCCAACAAAGGCAGCTAACTATAACGAGATCGAAGCATCTCAGTACCATGAATTCCTTGTCAAAGTAATAAGGGAATGCTATCGAGTTATGTCTGCGAATAGCTGGATTGTCATCTGGCATGCGAAGGAGTGGTATAATACTATTCAAGAGATAGTCTCCGCGATCCCAGAACTGGCAGCAAATGATAGTACCATTGGCATCTGGTACAAAGGTGCAGTAGGACAGACGAACTCTCCCAATATCTATCTCGCATCCTGTTACGAGCCATTCATCTACATACGCAAGGGCTCTCCTTCCATCGTCCGCCAGGGTCGTTCCAATGTCTTCGCATATAAGCCTGTCCCAAGTGCGAAGAAAATCCACCCTACCGAACGTCCTGTGGAACTGATCCAAGATGTAATGCAGACATTCTGCTGGGACGGAGCACGCTGTATGGTTCCTTTCCTTGGAAGCGGAAACTCTATCCTCGCTGCATCTAACCTAGGCATGACCGCCTTTGGTTGGGATCTGGCACAGGATCACAAGAATGGCTATATCGTCCACGTAAGCGAAAGTCGTCCTGGTTCTTACAAGTCATACAAAGAAGCACTCCCCGAGTTCGCAACTGCTTAACCTATGTTCAAAATTTAAACAAAGGAGGTTCATATTGTCTCTCGCAAAGAAACTAGTTATGGGTTCTGGCCCTATTGACGCACGCATAGTTATGATCGGCGAAGCTCCTGGGGTGG